AAATATCATTTAGGATTTTCTCAAACTGAATATCAAAAAAATCAAACTCGATTGGCTAATCTTGGAAGAAAGCAACCTCAGAGTGAAAAAGATCAAAGATCAAAGTTAATGTTGGGTAACAAATATGCTTTAGGAAATAAACTTTCATTAGAATCTCGTAATAAAATTTCTAAATCTAAAATAGAGTATGTTTGCTCTGATGAAACCAAACAAAAAATAAGTGATAGAAATAGTAAACCAATATTACAATATACTAAGGATGGAGAATTTATTAAAGAATGGAAAAGTGCTAGAGAAGTTTGTAAATATTTTAATATAACTAGTATTCACAGATCTTTAATAGATTGGAATAACAATAGTAAGGGATATAAATGGAAATTTAAAAATTAAAATATATGTGCGCACTATTTGGTTCAGCGAGAGATGTGAGTATGTTCAGATACGTGAACAGAGAGTTAATGGGTAACATTATCTCTCAACAGTGTGTCTTCTACAAATGCAATGTCACAAACACACTAATAAACATGTATGGTGAAGCATCAAATGGTAGATACTATGAACAACCTATTTTATTTAACTGCTTAATTGATGTTGGTGATCAAACCGCACCAACACCTGACGATATGGTTGGATTTGAATGGGCTGTGACATATAAATTTTTAAGGGACGATTTAGTAGATGCTGGGGTTGAACCGGCTGTGGGAGATATAATAATGTGGCAAAATGCTTATTGGGAGATAGATAACGAGAATATAGTTCAATTCTTTACAGGTAAAGATCCTGCTTACCCATATACAGACTCTAATGGTAATAACCCACTAAATCCAGGATTAGGAAATTTTGGTTACAATGTTAGTGTTATATGTACTACTCACTACGTGCCTGGAGATCGTTTAGGAATCCAACCGTACCGTCTATAAAATATAAACAATGGCAACACAAGGAAGAAAACCAATACCTAAAACCCAAAGAGAGATAAGCGTAAGTTTACAAACGCCTAAGGATCCTTCTATGGGTAACCCAAATTCCTCATACGAATCACCAAGTAATAATAGAGCACTACAGACGTCATTCCAAGATGATGCTGTTAAACCATTTAAGATTGGTATACAAGATATTGATGAGGCTATATTGTACTACTTCCAGAACGTTATTAAGCCATTTGTAATACAAAACGGAGAAAGATTACCTGTACCTATATTATATGGTTCCCCTGAAAAATGGAAATCAATGCAACGAGACGGATATTACCGAGACAACAAAGGTGCGGTTATGTATCCACTCATAGTATTTAAACGTAACGCCATTGAGAAAGATAGAACTATAGCGAATAAGTTAGATGCTAACAACCCCAACAATTTTGGAGTGTTTACTAAAAAATACTCGCCATACGACGCGTATTCTAATTTTAATGTACTTAACAACAGGACACCTGAGAAAACATATTATGCGACTATTATGCCCGATTATGTGACTATAACGTACACATGTGCTGTATTTACATACTATGTAGAGCAATTAAACAACATAATCGAAGCCATAAACTATGCTTCAGATGCATATTGGGGAGACCCACAACGATATAAGTTCCAAACACGTATTGATTCATTCAATACTGTAACTGAACTATCAGACAATGATGAGCGTGTCGTAAAAAGTACATTTGATATTAAATTACATGGTCACCTTATTCCTAATGTGTTACAAAAGGACATGAACTCACTTAAGAAGTTTAGAGATAAGTCTAAAGTAATATTCTCAGTTGAGGCTACATCCAACAGTGCTATACTTAAAGGTACAGTTAATGCTGATGGTACAGCAACCGAACTTAAGAAGAAAGAAGCGGAAAGAAAAGTACAAATTGACCAATCAACGTCAAGAGCAACTATAATTTAATATTTATAAGAAACATTAAATGGCTAGAGTAAGATTTTTAGATCAGGTACCCGTTGGTTTCTACGAAGTAGGAAATGGTGGAGGTGGTGGAACACCCGGTGATCCAATTGGTTCTATTCAATTTAACAGCGCTGGAGTATTTGGTGGGAGCAGTAATTTAACATGGAATAATTCTACAAATACTATTACATTAGTTGGTAGCATGAATGCTACTAACTTTATTGGCAATTTATCGGGTACAGCATCGTACGCGACTACTGCTTCATATGCTACTAACGTTAATGCAGCTGGTGATAACCAATATATACAATATAACAACAATGGAGTATTAGGAGCTGATGGTGGGTTAGTATATGATAATACTAATTATTTATTAACGCTAACCGGACCATTGAGTCATGGTGATGGTAATTTTGCAGTTGGGTCATATTCCCACGCTGAAGGAGTAAGTACACAAGCAAATGGACAATATTCCCACGCTGAAGGAGATACTACACAAGCAAATGGACAATATTCCCACGCTGAAGGAGGAAATACAATATCAAGCGGTAGTTATTCACATACTGAAGGAAAAAATACTATATCATCTGGTTCTTATTCCCATGCTGAAGGAGATTCTACCATATCAAAAGGATACGCATCACATGCTGAGGGGCAAAATTCAATAGCAACATCTACTAGTTCACATGCTGAAGGATATTTTACATTAGCAAGTGGAAATAATTCACATACTGAAGGAATTAGTAGTAAAACTACAGGAACAGGAGCACATGCTGAAGGACAAAATACACAAGCTATAGGTTATGCATCACATGCTGAAGGACTTTACACTATATCTAATGGTGATTATTCACATACTGAAGGCTATTACACAATAACATCAGCCAACTACCAACATGCCCAAGGTATGTACAATATAGAATCAGCAGTATCAGGAGCATTTATATTAGGTAATGGTACTAGTGATGCGAATAGATCCAATCTAATATTCGCCGCTAGTAATATAGTACAAATAACAGGATCCTTAAGTGTAAGCGGCAGTATAACTGGTTCTTTACTAGGTACAGCATCATTCGCTACAACAGCAACCCAAATACAATCGGGTTCTATTATAGCTTCTATATCACCATCATCGAATGTATTTACAATCAATTCGGGATCAACGAACTTAGTATATGTAAGCGCTAGTAATGGTAATATGGGTGTGAGTGGGTATGTAACAGCATCTGCTTTATATGCTCCAAACGGAAATATAAATAGTTTTACTTCTACAAATATTAATACATCAAACGCTAATGTAAGTACATTGTTATTATTTGACTCAATGACTTCATTAAAATCTTTTGTAACGGTGGCGGGTAATGGAGCTACTGAAACATTAATATCATATTCTTCTGACCTATATTATGGTGTAGTGATTGATGGGATAGCATATGATGTACTTAATGATGAATCATTAATATTTAGATGTACTATAGCTAATACTGCTACAAAAGTTGGTAACCCTGAAATAGCTACGTTATCTTCAACAAGTAGTTCTTTTGGTAATGCTTTTACAAACGATATCGATTTTAGTGCAACACTTATAGGAAGCTTGGTAAGAGTTATTGTGACAAATAACTTACCTAAAACAGTTAATATCCGTCCAATGTACCGACTAGTAAAACAATGTATAACAAACTAACAACATGGGTCAATATTTAACCAACTCAGACATAATCATATTATCCGGAAGTTCACTGGCTATAGGTAATAGTACACCTAATGCTTCACTAGACGTATCCGGTAGTGGTATTATATCTGGTTCATTAAAGGTTATACAGGGTATAACTGGTTCACTATTTGGTACATCTAGTTGGGCTGTAAGTTCATCACAAACAGTAACAGCTCAAACAGCATCCTATGTTGTGACCGCACAAACAGCATCTTACGTCTTACAAGCTGTAAGTGCGTCGTTTGCGACAACGGCATCATATGTAAAGAATGCACAAACAGCATCTTATGTCTTACAGGCGGTAAGTGCGTCATTTGCTACTTTAGCTCAAACAGCATCCTATGTCGTAACTGCTCAAACAGCATCATACGTTTTACAGGCAGTAAGTGCGTCTTATGCATCTAGTAGTACATCGGCTTCTTATTCTAGTAACAGTACAAGTGCGTCATTTGCAACAACAGCATCTTATGTAACCGGCTCTATATTTACAAACAGCAATTCGGCCGCTAGTGCGTCATACGCTGCCACTGCTTCATATGCTGCTATAGCAGGTAATGGTGGTGTAACTCAATTATTAGCAGGACCAAATGTTACATTATCACCAACAAATGGTTTAGGTCAAGTTACTATTTCTTCAACATCAGGTGGAGGAGGATTTAATACTGCAACTGGTTCATATGGTAGTTTTTATTCTACACAAACACAAACCAATGTAGCGGGTACCGCTCGTTCAATGTCCCTTAATATAACAGATATTACAAACGGAGTATCTATTTCAGGTTCAACAAATCCATTTAATACATACATTAAAACACAAAATCCCGGAGTTTACGACATACAATTCTCAGCACAAGTAGATAAAACAGACTCAGGAACTGATGAGATATGGATATGGATTAGAAAAAATGGATCAGATATTAGTGACTCAGCTACCTCTGTACAACTTACAGGAAACGGAGCTCATTATGTAGCAGCATGGAATTTCTTTGTTAATGCTGCTGCAAACGATTACTTCCAGTTAATGTGGTATTCACCTGATGCTAACGTACGATTACATGCAGAATCTGCATTTGGAGTAGTACCGGGCATACCTTCACTTATTGTAACAGCAAATAGAGTAGATCAATTTTTAAGCAATACAGGTTCATTTAGTGGCTCATTTAATGGTGTATTTACTGGTTCACTACAAGGTACATCAAGTTGGGCAATTAACGCCTTAACAGCATCTAATATAGGCCCATCAATATCTCCTGACGGTTCGAATCGTGTATTAATATCGAACGGAAATGGTACTATGTATACTACCGCTAGTTTAACATATGCTAGTAGTACACTCACTGTAATTGGTGGTTTATCTAATGGACTTAATACAATAGCAACAAGTGGTAATTACTCACATGCTGAAGGAATACTTGCGAGAGCAAGCGGTAGTTACTCACATGCTGAAGGTGATACTACAATAGCAGGTGGAATAGCATCACATGCTGAAGGAGAAAATACAATAACAAATGGACGAGGTTCACACGCTGAAGGATATTACACAACAACCTCCGGTTCGTATTCACACGCAGAAGGATCATACACAGTAGTAAGCGGTGATTATTCACATGCTGAAGGAGCAGTCACAATAGCAAACGGTAATTATTCACACGCTGAAGGGAATGGAGCAATAGCAAACGGTAATTATTCACACGCTGAAGGATCAGAGACAACAGCTGCTGGATCTTACACACATGCTGAAGGAGATACTACAGTATCATCAGGTTCATACTCACATGCTGAGGGTTCAATTACTCAAGCGATAGGAAACGCATCACATGCTGAAGGATCCAGTACCATAGCATACGGGGATTACTCACATGCTGAAGGAAATAATACAATATCATCAGGTTCATATTCACATACCGAAGGATCATCTACAACAGCAACAGGACAAGCATCACATGCTGAAGGTGAAGCCACAAATGCAGCCGGATATGCATCACACGCTGAGGGCTTAAGTACAATATCAAATGGTGAAGCATCACACGCTGAAGGAGCCAACACCACAGCATATGGTGATTATTCACATGCTGAAGGTGAAGTCACAAATGCAAACGGATATGCATCACACGCTGAAGGATATAATACAATATCAAATGGTGATTATTCACACGCTGAAGGAGCATCTACAATATCATCGGGTTCATATTCACATGCTGAAGGATTTACTACAACATCAACGGGTTATTATTCACATGCTGAAGGATCATCTACAACATCAACGGGTTATTATTCACATGCTGAAGGTGAAGCCACAAATGAAAACGGATATGCATCACACGCTGAATGATATAATACAATATCAAATGGTGATAAATCACATGCTGAAGGCGAAGCCACAAATGCATACGG